AAAACTAAAGTTAAAAAGTTTTGATTTGTGTATTGACTTTGGTACGTGAATTGTGTATGATGAAGTAGGTTCAAAACTTTTAACTTCATTTGCAAAGAGAGGAGGTATATAATGGCTTTCGATTATAGTAGATTACGCGGCCGTATTGTTGAGAAGTATAAAAATCAAATTGAGTTTGCAAGACGTATGCAGTGGTCGGAACGAACACTTTCCTTAAAGCTAAATGGGAAAGTTGCGTGGAAACAGCCTGAGATATGTAAGGCGATTGAATTACTCGGACTTAAAGACGATGATATTCTGGCATATTTTTTTATGAAAAAAGTTCAAGATATTTAACTTAAAGGAGGACGCATGAACGATTTAACAAGAACAACCATCACATCAATGGAAGCCGCTGAGTGGTGCGGTAAAGATCATTCAAAATTGCTGAGGGATATTCGCAATTATATAACTCAGTTAGGAGAAGCCAAAATTGGATTCACCGATTTTTTTAAGGAAGCCACCTACATAACAGACCAGAACAAAACCCTTCCTTGTTACCTGGTTACTAAAAAGGGCTGTGAGTTTATCGCCCATAAAATGACAGGCCAGAAGGGGACCGAATTCACCGCGCGGTACATTAACCGCTTTCATGACATGGAAGAAGGAAAACTCCCTTGTCCCCTCAACCCAATCATTGCTTCCAGCGTTGCGGAACTGGGTCGCGTGACTGAACGCGTCATGACGAAGCAGGGATCGGCTCCATATAAGATCGCAGAAGCTTTTAAAATGGAGTGTGAGCAGTTCGGTATTCAGCTTCCAGACGACTTTGTAAAGGTTCCGGACGAAGTACAGATTTACGATCAGATGCATATGTCCAGTTTCCTTAAATAAGGAGGTGCCGTTTCTATGATAGGAAGAATACGGACTGCAACGGCCGCTAAGATCTGCGGAGTGTCAACTGGGTATCTGCTTGAGAAGATGCGAACAGGAGAGTACGATCTCGGGGACTACAACAAAAATGGTAAGAAAGCTTATGCCGTGATTCGTCCCGGGAAGCTGGCAGCGCATCTTCAGCGCAGTATCAGCGAGATTGACACAGCAGTGAGAGAGATTGAAGGAGAGGAGGGACGTAAAACGACATGCAGAAGTACATTGACAATATAGACGACTTCGAGGACGACAGCCGGCCGCCGATTGTAGACTGGGTGGAATGGCTGCTGGTTGGGATCTTTGATCTGGCCGGAGCAGCAGCCTGTGCCTACATAGGGTATCTACTATTACGGGCATGTGTGTTGTAAAAAAGAAACCCAGACGGGTGGAGCCGTCCGGGAATCAAGGTAACTGATAATATATTCACGCCCTCATTATAACAGAGGGAGACAGGAGATTGCAAGATGAAAATTATTATGGATTTAAATGGTATTAAAATTGAAAAAGAAATTCCAGACGATTTACGGAAGCCGGCGCAGATCATCTTTAATAAAGTGGAAGGGATTGATACTGATCCAACGGTAACGTTAATGGGACCGAATAGCGGCATATATGCAGGATCATGTGCGATAGTAACCAGTGTTTTAAAAGAGCTGCATCCAGATAATAAAAAGATGCAGAAAGCAGTTTTAGACCTTTTGTACGCAAGCGTATCAGGAGATCTCGGTCTGAATACAGCTGATAAGCCGAGGAGTTACGGTCCGATCAGCCCGGACGATGTAGATTTCTAATTCAGAGGGAGGGCAAACCATGCGTGAAGCTGTGAAACTCACCCCACTTACTCCAGAGGAACAGACCTTTGCAGAGGAGAATTACGAAGCTCTTGTCAAAGCAATGAGAACGCATCACCTGAGTAATGATATGTACGATGTGGCTGCTATGGGATTCTTACATGCTGTCAAGAAATGGTTTGCCCGCCCGGATCTTCGGCAGTGGTCCTTTCAGACTATTGTGAATAAAACTGTTTGGAGCAAATTAAGCGGCGAGCGGGAAAGAGAAAAACGCCGTATTCAGACAGTGAGTCTTGATGAAGTTATACCTGGAACTGACGGCTTAACCTATGGGACCATAATAACAGATGCAAATACCAGTTATTTAAGAAGAGAGGAAAGCAAGACAATGAAAATAAATTTTGATGTAAAAATACCGGAAGCTGCAAAAATGGGACGAGTCCCCAGCGTAGAGATAGAAACTGTTTTAGATTTCTTAGACTCGACCCATCGTACATTATGTTTCGAGTATGAAACAGCCAAAGATGCAACAAGGAAAGCGGGAGTTTTGAGATCTTGGAAAAAGAATCATAACAGGGCTGATATTAATATCTACAAAATGGCAGATAGAGTATTTATTGAAAAAATAGTAGCAAAGGGAAGGAGAAAAGCAAATGTCAATGAAGATAAATAAGCTTGAGATCGAGAACGTCAAACGCGTGAAGGCGGTTAAAATCGAACCAACTTCTGATGGCCTTACTATCATTGGAGGAAAGAATAATCAGGGTAAGACCTCCGTGTTGGACGCGATTGCGTGGACACTGGGCGGCGAGCGGTACCGGCCAGTGGCAGCCACCCGGGAAGGCTCCGTAATCCCACCAATCTTAAAAATTGTCATGAATAACGGTCTGGTCGTTGAACGTAAAGGAAAAAACAGCAGCCTTAAGGTGACGGATCCCAGCGGCCAGAAGGGTGGTCAGCAGCTCCTGGACAGCTTTGTGGAACAGCTTGCCCTCGATCTCCCGAAGTTTATGGAAGCGTCGGACAAGGAGAAAGCAAACATTCTTCTGAAGATCATCGGCGTCGGCCCTCAACTGGCAGAGATGGAGCAGAAGGAAAAAGAACTGTATAACGAGCGGCTGTATGTCGGACGGACCGCAGATCAGAAAGAGAAGTACGCAAAGGAGCAGCCTTATTATCCGGATGCACCACAGGAGCTTGTTTCCCCATCCGAGCTGATCCGGAAACAGCAGGATATACTCGTCCAGAATGGTGAGAACCAGAGAAAGCGTGAGAATCTGCACCAGCTGGAACAGGAATACCAGCGCGTTACCGAACAGATTCAGGAACTGCTGAAGGAGCAGACCAGGCTTACGGAAAGTTTAAAAATTGCCCGTACATCGGCCGCCGATCTGGTGGATCAGTCCACAGAGGAACTGGAGCGGAATATTACTGATATCGAAGAGATTAACAGGAAGGTGAGGGCTAACTTAGATAAGGACAAGGCCGAAGAGGACGCCAAAGACTATAAGGAACGGTACACGCAGCTTACTACGGAGATTGAGGGCATCCGGACTCAGAAAACAGACCTGCTGAAGAATGCAGACCTTCCGCTTCCCGGTCTTACTGTAGAAGATGGGGATTTGCTGTACAACGGGCATAAGTGGGATGATATGTCCGGATCGGATCAGCTGAGAGTGGCGACGGCCATCGTCCGGAAACTGAATCCGAACTGCGGGTTTGTACTCCTGGACAAGTTGGAGCAGATGGACCTCGACACGCTGACAGAGTTTGGTAAGTGGCTGGAGCAGGAAGGGCTTCAGGCGATTGCAACCCGTGTAAGTACCGGGGGAGAGTGCAGCATTATTATTGATGATGGTTATGTGGTAGGGCAGGAAGTGACAGAGCCTGAACCGCCTAAGAAAACAGAATGGAAGGCAGGTGCATTTTAATGCAGATTATCAGAGGGAAAATCCCCTGTGCAAAGAAAACGGTGATTTACGGGCCTGAAGGGATTGGAAAATCTACACTGGCTGCCCGTTTTCCGGATCCTGTATTTATAGATACGGAGGGGAGTACAAAAGATATGGACGTTGCGAGGACTCCGGCCCCCAGCAGCTGGCCGATGCTGATGGAACAGGTGAAATACTTCATCACACATCCGGATGAGCTTAAAACACTTATTATTGATACGGCCGACTGGGCGGAACAGCTGTGCGTAACTGATATCTGCTCACGCTTCCAGAAGGCCGGAATTGAAGACTTCGGGTATGGAAAAGGCTATACATATTTGCAAGAAGAGTTTGGGCGGCTTTTAAATCTGTTGACCGAACTTGTAGAGCAGAAGGGTGTCAATGTAGTACTGACGGCCCATGCGAAGATGCGCAAATTTGAGCAGCCGGACGAGTTGGGCGCTTACGACCGATGGGAGATGAAACTGACAAAACAGGTGGCCCCAATGGTTAAGGAATGGGCTGATATGGTCCTTTTCGCAAACTACAAAACGATAGTATATAACGTGGACGGTCAGGGCGCGCAGAAGGGTAAAAACAAGGTTCAGGGCGGCAAGCGGGTAATCTATACCACCCATCATCCGTGTTGGGATGCAAAGAATCGTTACGGCCTTCCGGATGAGATCCCCATGGATTATAACGAGATCCGCCACGTCATTGAGGATCAGGCCGTGAAGGCAGACCAGACACCGCCAAAGGACAAGAAGGCCCCTGTTAAGCAGAGCGCACCGGAGTCAGCAGAGCCCGACAAAAGCCACCAGGAGCCTGCAAAAGAAGAGAAAGCAACTCAGCCTATGGATCAGAAGCAGGAACCTGTAAACCCGCCAGATCCAAGGGTTGACGAACGGATTCCGAAAGCCCTGCGCGATCTGATGATTGCGAACGGTGTGGATGAATGGGATATTCAGAATGTAGTTGCAGCAAGGGGATATTTCCCGGCTGATATGGTAGTGGCAGATTACCCGGCAGATTTTGTATCGGGTGTGCTGGTGGGAGCATGGACGCAGGTCTATGCAATGATTAAGGAAATGAAAGAGAAAGACAGTCTTGTATTTAATTAAGGAGGATAAGCGTATATGGCAGAATATGAAGGAAGAGAATTAGGCTGGGACGAAGAAGTGGAAAAGGGGGAAGGCGGGGATTATATCCTCCTTCCTCCCGGAGATTATGATTTTACGGTGGAAACATTCGAGCGGGCAAGATTTGAGGGTAGTGCGAAAGCTCCGGCCTGCAATAAGGCGGTAATAAAATTAAGAGTTGAGGTCCCGGAAGGAAGCACGCTCATTACTGAGAGTCTGCTTCTCTATGACAAAATGCAGTGGAAGATTGCACAGTTTTTCGTATGCATTGGGGAAAAAGAGGTTGACGGCAAGGTGAAAATGAACTGGCCGGCGGTTCCCGGTGCAAAGGGAAGGGCTACCATAGAAGTGACCACAGACAGAAACGATGCATCAAAGAAATATAACCATGTGAAAAAGTATTTGCCTTATGAACCCAAAAAATTTGAGCCTGGGAGGTTTTAGCCATGGATTTAAGGCCATACCAGGAACAGGCAAAAACAGCCATCTTCGAGGAATGGGATAAGGGCGTCCGGCGGACGCTCCTCGTCCTCCCGACAGGCTGCGGAAAGACGATTGTATTTGCAAAGACCGCAGAAGAGTGCGTCCGGCGCGGCGACAGAGTGTTAATCATGGCGCACCGCGGCGAGTTATTGGATCAGGCTGCGGACAAAATCGGGAAGGCTACAGGGCTGGCCTGCGCGACTGAAAAAGCAGAGCAGTCCTGCCTTGGAAGCTGGTTCCGGATCACGGTGGGATCCGTCCAGACTCTTATGCGTGAGAAGCGGCTGAATCAGTTTCCAAAGAATTATTTTAACACCATTATCATTGATGAGGCCCATCACAGCCTGTCAGACAGTTATCAGCGGGTACTGGAACACTTTTCGGACGCTCATGTGTTGGGAGTAACAGCAACGCCGGATCGTGGCGATATGCGGAATCTGGGTGATTATTTCGAGAGTCTGGCTTATCAGTACACGCTTCCGAAAGCGATTAAAGAAGGATATCTGTCTCCCATTAAGGCGCTGACGCTGCCGTTAAAACTGGATTTGTCTGGTGTGGGAGTACAGGCCGGGGACTTTAAAAATGGAGATATCGCGACGGCCTTAGACCCGTACCTGTACCAGATTGCGGAGGAGATGGCAAACTACTGCGCGGACCGAAAGACGGTAGTGTTCCTTCCTCTGGTAAAAACCAGCCAGAAGTTCCGGGATATCCTGAATGAGAAAGGCTTTAAAGCCGCCGAAGTCAATGGTGACAGTAAGGACCGGGCGGAAGTACTGGAAGCATTTGACCGGGGAGATTATAACGTCCTGTGCAACTCCATGCTTCTGACGGAGGGGTGGGACTGCCCCTCCGTGGATTGTATCGTGGTACTCCGGCCGACAAAGATCCGCAGCCTGTACAGTCAGATGGTGGGCCGCGGTACCAGACTTCACCCGGGAAAAGATCACTTGCTGTTGTTAGATTTCTTATGGCATACAGAGCGTCACGAACTCTGCCACCCGGCGAGTCTGATCTGTCAGGATGATAAGGTCGCGCAGAAAATGACGGAGAATTTAGAAGCCGCTGCCGGGTGTCCGGTCGGCCTCGAAGAGGCAGAACAGAAGGCTTCTAAAGATGTCATATCTGAGCGGGAAGAAGCCCTTGCAAAGCAGCTTAAGGAAATGAAGAACCGACAAAAGAAACTGGTAGATCCGCTACAGTTTGAAATGAGTATTCAGGCGGAGGATCTGGCCGGGTATGTACCGTCATTCGGATGGGAAATGGGGCCGGCTACTGAAAAACAGAAGAAGGAACTGGAGAGACGCGGGATTCTTCCCGATGCCATCGACAACGCAGGAAAGGCTAATCTGATGCTGACGCATCTTGACAAGCGCCGCCAGGAAGGACTCACGACTCCAAAACAGATCCGCTTTTTAGAAGGACGAGGATTCCAGCATGTCGGCACGTGGAATTTCGATGCAGCTAAAAATATGATCGACCGGTTTGCGGCTAATGGCTGGAAGACACCAGCGGGAGTGAGTCCCAGAGATTATACTCCATAGGGAGGTTAAGACGTGATAGAGAATGGTTACGACCTTTTAGAAGTATTAGAGCATATCGATCCTTCTGATCTGAATTATCAGGAATGGGTCAATGTTGGCATGGCCTTGCAGCATGAAGGCTATGACGTTGATGTGTGGGATCGCTGGAGCATGAACGACAGAAGATACCACAGCGGCGAATGTGCGAGAAAATGGCGTGGCTTCCATGGATCGGGTGAGCCGGTGACTGGCGGAACCATTGTCCAGCTTGCGCGTGAGCAGGGCTGGACGCCGCCATACGATCCGGGAACACCTCTGGATTGGGATGATACCATATCCGCGGAAGGCGTCGTCGTAAATAAGAACTGGGTGGAAGGCAGGGAGATCTCAGAACCGCAGAATTGGGATCCCGTAGCCGAACTGATCCGGTATCTGGAAACACTGTTCGAAGCCGGGGAGAATGTCGGGTACGTGGTTAAAAGCTATCAGCGAGATGATGGAGGCTGGAATCCAGCGAATAAAGGAGCATATGACCGTACTGCCGGACAGCTGATCGAGCTGCTTACCAACTGCAAGGGAGACATCGGCGGTGTATTGGGAGATTATAACACAGATGCCGGCGCGTGGATCCGTTTTAATCCGCTGGACGGTGAAGGTGTAAGGGATACGAATGTGGCGGACTACCGGTACTCTCTCGTGGAATCTGACGGCATGGATCTGGAAAAGCAGCACGCGATTATCAGGGAACTTGAATTGCCGGTGGCCTGTCTGGTGTATTCCGGAGGCAAGAGCCTGCACGCTATTGTACGGATTGATGCTGCGGACTTTACGGAATACCGGAAACGCGTAGACTATCTGTACGAAATCTGTAAAAAGAATGGTCTGGAGCTTGACCAGCAGAACCGGAACCCTTCCAGGCTGTCCAGAATGCCGGGTGTGATCCGAGGAGACCGGAAGCAGTATATCATTGATACGAACATTGGAAAAGCAAACTGGACGGAATGGAAGGAGTGGATCGAGAGTATTAATGATGATCTTCCGGATCCGGAGAGCCTGGACGATGTGTGGAATAATCTTCCGGACCTGGCCCCTACTTTGATTGACGGAATATTGAGACAGGGGCACAAGATGCTGATTGCAGGTCCGTCAAAGGCCGGGAAATCGTTCCTCCAGATAGAAATGTGTATTGCTATCGCAGAGGGCAGAAAGTGGCTTAACTGGACCTGTACGCAAGGAAGGATCCTGTATGTGAACTTAGAACTGGACCGGGCCAGCTGCCTGCATCGTTTCCGTGATGTGTATCAGGCATTGGGCTGGGAGCCAAGGAATCTTAAGAATATAGATATCTGGAACCTCCGTGGTAAATCGCGGCCTATGGATAAGCTTGCGCCGATGCTGATCCGGCGGGCGGCCAAAAAGAATTATATCGCTATTATTATTGATCCGATCTATAAGGTCATTACCGGCGACGAGAACAGCGCGGATCAGATGGCGAATTTCTGCAACCAGTTTGATAAGGTGTGTACCGAGCTGGGCGTGGCGGTGATCTACTGCCATCATCACAGCAAAGGAAGCCAGGGCGGTAAAAAATCCATGGACCGAGCCAGCGGCTCCGGCGTGTTCGCCCGTGATCCGGATGCGCTTCTCGATCTGATCGAACTGGAAACGACCGAGGAGTTGATGAAACAGCAGGAAAATAAAGCTGTGTGTGAAGCTTGCAGGCAATATTTAGATGCACATTATAAGTGGGAGGACGAACTCTCACAAGACGATCTGCTGAGTTCTTACCAGATGCTTAACTACTGTGAGAACAAGCTGGAGAAAGGGCAATTTGAGGCATTACAGCGCACCACAGAGGCCGTGAAGAAGAGAGCACAGTCAATGACTGCATGGAGGATCGAGGGTACGCTGAGAGAGTTCCAGAAGTTTTCACCGGTCAATATGTGGTTTGATTATCCGATACATACAGTCGATGCTTCCGGAGTGCTGGGAGATATTCAGCCGGAGGCAGAATTGCCGCCATGGAAAAAAGCCTCTTCAGCAAAGAAGAAAAGTGATAGTAAAAGGAAGAAAAACAATGAATTAAAGTTCATTGAAGCAATTGAAAGCTGCAATATGGGAGAGCTGCCTACAGCTAAAATGGTAGCGGAATACTTGAGTACAGCAGACAAAGAATTCCCGATTAGAACTGTGCGTGATTGGGCCAAACGGTATGGATATGACTTCCAGACCGGTAAGTGGAGTACTGAAAGTGTGACAGAAGCAAAAGAAGAGGAGTAGCGGCAACGGCGGCGGATATCATAAAACAAGGAAAATGATAACTGCCCGAAGAGAGCGGCGGATGTCATTAAATAAGGTAATTGCCGTAAATGCTGTAACGGCGGCGGATATTAGAAAAATATGGTAATCGCCGTGCCGCGGCAACGGCGGCG